GATGAGCTGGAGCTTAAATCCATGCTTGAGGAGATTTATAAAACCATCTCAACCAACGGCGCTAACAAAGACTTACTGATACTGAATAAACAGGCCAAAGCAGGGGCATCGCCTGTAGGTGGTCGCTCCAAGATGGCGAATCGTCACCAAGAGTCCAGGGCTTTGCATTTCAAGGATGGTGACGCATGGCTGGCGTATCAGAAGAAATATGGAACTTATGATGAAGCAGGGTTTCATGAGATTCTGAAAAACCATACTCACCGCATGAGTACAGAAGTGGCCATGATGCAGAACCTTGGATCCAATCCTCGTAATACATTTGAGTCGTTATTGGATGAAGCCAAGATCAAACTGAAAGCAGATCCACAGAAT